GCCGAAATCAACCTCGAGAAGACGTGTGCCTGATTGGGAAGAGTCATATGTGGTAAACCCCGGACAGAGAAAGAAAACCCGTGAGGTGAAAGAATGTCAGTTCTGAAAGAAAAGCGGACCGTGAGCAAAGCGGAGTATGTGAACACCGCAAACCAGATTTATGTGGAAACGGTGGGCTTTTTGACGCGGCTTTCCGCCCGTTATTCCCGGCTGATTGCAGAGGGCACCGCGCAGCTGGCCGGTGAGGTCATGGACCACACCGAAAAGGCCAACAAAATATACCCGTCGGACGAACAGCGCAAAGCCCAGCGCAAGGCGCATTTGCTGGAGGCGCTGGCCTCCCTCTCTGCGCTGGACGTGCGCCTGACCCATGCCTATCTGGTTATGTACCAGAACCCGCAAGGGTGCTTTACGGCGCCCAGCGGAAAAACGGTCCCACCCAAGGAGGCCATGGACAAGCTGGACCGCATGGCGCAGAGCCTGGGCGAACTGATAGACCGGGAGGACACCCTGCTGCGGAATATCCTGGAGAGCGACAGGAAGCGGAAATAAGTCATTTTTATGGGTGTATCTTTGAAAACGCGCCGGGAGGCAGGGCGGCTTTCCCCTCTGACGGCGGCCAATGTGTGGTGCCGTTCCGTCAATTCGAGCAACAACAACAATTTCTGCCTTGTCAACACCGACGGCAGCGCCAACAATAACAACGCCAACAATTCCTGGGCGCTGGCCCCCTGATTTTGCATAACTGGGTCAAATGCAGTAACGAACGTGAACCGGACCCATGTAAAAGGAAAGATACTTCCCTGGCGAAAGCCTGAAACTGCCCGCTGATGATCCCGCGCGGACGCTGCTTGCATGGCGGGGGTATTGTGCTAACCCCGTTTCATGCGCTGGATCGAAGCAGTTTAGACGCACACCAACACCACAACTGTACGGAGGGCGAATACTTTTCTATGACAAGCGAACAGCGCCGCGAGGCGCGTTACAGACGCCGCCAGACAAGGCGGCAGGCAAAGCGAAAGGCCCGCAGCGACGCCCTGGGGCCGATTGAGGAAGTTTTCAGTTACCGCGCCATGTTTTTCTATGGCCGGAAATGCTGCAACGGCGTGAGGTGGAAAGCCAGCACACAGCGGTTTGAAATGCACCTGTTTTCCGGCACCGCCAAGCGCCGGCGCAAGATCCTGAATGGAACATGGAAGCCGGGCAAAACCGCCCATTTCACCCTGAAAGAACGGGGCAAGGTTCGACCAATAGACGCGCCGCACATTGAGGATCGGCAGGTTTATAAGGTTCTGACCAAAAAGGTGCTGGTGCCGCTGTATGTGCCCAGTATGATCTACGACAACAAAGCCAGCCAGAAAGGCGGCGGCCTGCATTTCCATTACAGACGCCTGGCCAAGCACCTGCGGGACCATTACCGCAAGCATGGCCTGGAGGGTGCCCTGTTCCTGATGGATTTTCACCACTTTTTCCCGGACGCGCCCCACGCGCTGCTGTATGAGCGGCACCGGGGCATGATCCTAAACCCGGACCTGCGGCAGTTGGCCGATCTGGTGGTGGCAGCTGTGCCGGGCGGCGTGGGTATGCCGCTGGGCGTGGAGCCAAGCCAGCAGGAAATGGTGGCGCTGCCGTCCTCCCTGGACAACCGGATCAAAGCCCAGCTTTCGATCCATGGCGCTGCCCATTACATGGACGACTATTACACCATTCTGCCGTCGAAGCAGGCGGCGGAGGTGACCGCGGCGGACGTGATCGGCCACGCGGAGGCCATGGGCCTGCAGGTCAACGCCGGAAAGTCAAAAGTGGTTCCGTTCTCCAGACCGTTCCGGTTCTGCAAAGCAAAGTTTCAGGTGACGGACACCGGCGCCGTGAAGATCCACGGCTGCCGGGACGGCATGAAGCGGGCACGGCGGAAACTGCGGCTTTTCCAGGCGCGTGTGGCCAGCGGTGAAATGACGGTGGAGCAGGTGGCCCAATGGCTGCAAACACCGATTTCCTATTATGAGAACTTCAACGATCACGGCAGGGTGCTGAAACTGCGGCGGCTATTTTATGCGATTTTCAAAACGGAGGTGTAAACCATGTTCAAGATCACAAAAGACGGGGCGACCGTGGCCATGACCGAGGCCCCCAACTACATCAAGCAGGCGGAAAACGGCTGTTTCGTGCTGTGCCCGGAGGCGGAGGCCACGGGGATCGCGCACAACGGCACCGTTTACCACCTCCTGGGACGCCCTGACATGGCGGGGGCAGAAATCACGGTCATGCTGGAAGAAACGGACGCGGGAGTGGAGATCGCCAAGGCGGCAGACGCTACGGGGATCGTGTTCGTCACAATGGCGGAGGCCGGAAGCGTGGACGCCACAACGGCGGCGGAACACGCGGACCTTTTCGCGCCGTGGGCGGTGCCGGTAGCCTATACCGTGGGCCAGATCCGCAGATATACGGACGGGAAACTGTATAAATGCGTTCAGGCCCATACGTCACAAGCGGACTGGACACCGGACAAAACCGCAAGCCTTTGGACGCCGGTTTCCGATCCGGCGGAGGAATGGCCGGAATGGTCCCAGCCGGTTGGCGCACATGACGCATACAGCAAGGACGCCAAGGTGTCGCACAATGGCAAGCATTGGACCAGCACCGTGGACAGCAACGTGTGGGAGCCTGGCGTGTACGGGTGGACGGAGGTGTAAGCCGTGGGCGCTGCCTACATCGTAAGAAAAAGAGCGCGGTTTGTGAGTATCAACGGCCCCGTAAACCTCCGGTATGGTACGCCTGTGGACGCTGTGGACGGGTTTCTGGTACATAATGGCCGCCCACTATGCGCGGTCACCAGCGAGAGCGCACACCGCTATTTTGCACGAAACGACGACGGAAACGGGAAAGCCCGCGGCGCCCTGATCGGCGCCATCACGGCCAAGCTGGAGCGGAAGGACGCCGGCCATCAAATGCGCTGGGATCTCCTGTGGAGCGACCCGGAGGCGCAGAAATTACGCCACCCGGATCATGCGGATTATTGGCTGTGGGGACACGCCTTTTTTGAGGCGGACATGGCAGACCTGGAACACGTCGCCGGGCTGATCGGTGCGAGGAGGTGACGCTGCCATGGATTATATGAAGCTGGTGGCGGACCTCTGCCAGATCATTGACCGCCAGAACGAAATCACCAAGGCCATGGTGGCGCAGCTGGGCCAGCGCGACGCCCTCCGGTATGAGGAGGAAATGGCGGCGGTTCGGCGGGACTACGATACCGCCATGGGGGAGGTGGATCCGTGCAAAAACTAATTGAAACGCTGTCCACCGTGAGCGTAGGCCAGGCGCTGACTGGCGGCGTCACCGTGGTGGCGCTGGTGTCCGTGTTTATCGAAATTACCCCGGTGAAGATCAACCCCGTTTCCAAGTTCCTGGCCTGGCTGGGGCGGAAGATCAACAGCGAAGTGATCGCCAAGGTGGACAGGCTGGAAACCGAGGTGCAGGCCATGAGGAAAGCGGACGGAGAGCAGGAGGCCATAAACTGCCGTTACCGGATCCTACGGTTCGGGGACGAAGTAAAACACGGCACCCGGCACAGTCAGGAACATTTTGAGCAGATCCTGGCCGATATTGACGCCTACGAAATCTATTGCAAGGATCACAAGGATTTCAAGAACAACAAAACCAAAGTGACCACGGAGCGGATCCTGGACGTTTACCGCAAGTGCGTGGAAACGGACGATTTTTTGTAATGGGAGGAAGCCGTGAAAATCTTTATTGTGGCCGCGGCGGCGTGGGCTGCCGGTGCCCTCCTGGGCTATTTCGTGGCCCGGCTGGCGTATAAGCACCTGCGGAAGCGTCTGCGGACGCTGCGGCAGGAACGGAAGCCGCCTAAAAAGAAAATGGGCACCATGGACAAGATCCTGGTTCTGGAAGCGGTTTTCCTGGTGGCGTACACGGTGGCCGATCTGGTGGTTTTCTGGCACACCGGATCAGAGCCTGCCACGCTGACCGGCTGCGTGTTCGGCGTGTGCGGCCTGGAAAACGGCGTCATGGGCTGGATCAAGACCAACAAGGACAAGGCGGCGGAGGCCGCCGGAACGAGCGGGAGCGGCACCCAGCCGCCCCCGGAGGATCCGCCCGCGGGCACCGGCGAACCACCGGACGCGGGCCTGTGAGGAGGTATAAACAAACATGACTGGAAACGAACTGCGCCGAAAGGTGGCGGACATTATCAACGCATGGGACGGAGCAACCAGAGGCAGCGCCAAGCACCTGGAGATCCTGAACATCTACAACAACCACAAGCCGCTGGCAAGAGGTTACCGCGTACAGGTGGGTGACGCCCATTGTGCCACCACGGCCTCCGCGGCGTACATCAAGGCAGGGATCGCGGAGTACACCGGGACGGAGTGCGGCGTGGGAAAGTACGTCGAGATCGCCAAGAAAAAAGGGATCTGGACGGAGAACGACGCATACACCCCCAAGGTGGGCGACGCCTGCGTGTACGACTGGCAGGACGGGGCCAACTACGCCACCACCGACAACACCGGCGCACCGGATCACATTGGCATTGTCACCAAGGTGGGCGGCGGCACCTTTGTGGTCACAGAGGGAAACATGAACGGCGGCAAGGTGGGCAAGCGCACCATGAAAGTGAACGGGCGGTATATCCGCGGTTTCATTACCCCGGACTTTGACATGATCGCCCGGAAACTGGGCGGTACGTCCGGCGGGACGGCGGACAAGCCAACGAAACCGACGACCCAGGCGGCGGGTACATACACCGTAAAGAGCGGCGACACCCTTTCCCGTATCGCCGCGAAGTACGGCACCACCGTGGCCAAACTGGTGGAGATCAACGGCATTAAAAACCCGAACCTGATCCGCGTGGGCCAGGTCCTCCGCCTGCCCGGCGGCGCCGTCAAGTACACCGTTGTGGCCGGGGACACCCTTTCCCGTATCGCCGCGAAGTACGGCACCACTGTGGCCAAGCTGGCAGCAGACAACGGGATCAAAAATCCGAACCTGATCCATGTGGGCCAGGTTATCACCATCAACAAATAATTTTGCCGGAGGTGCTGGAATGGTTATTATCAAGGCGCTGGCCTGGGTGCTTTCCCTGGCCGCTGTGGTCACCTGGCTGGTGGCCCTGGTACGCTGGGACGGTTCGATCCCCTGTGATCGGAGCCAATGCGAAAGCTGCCCATTTCCGCGGTGCCACGAAAATGGCCAGGACAGCACCGGGCAGGAATGAGAGGTAAAAATGGAACAGACTATTATCCGCCTGGCCATTGGCCTGGTTCTTCTGGTGGCTGTCAACGTCGTGCTGGGCAGCCTGAACGCCCTTTTTGACGGGACTTTCGACCGTATCAAATGCCGGAACGGCGTCATTAAGGGGATCATTATTGCCGCCTGTTTCGTCGCTTTCTATGTAGCGGGACGCCTGAACCCCGATATTGTGGCAATCGACATTGACGGCGAAACGGTCAACGTGGCAACAGCCGCCAACCTGGCCATGGTGACGGCCTATGTGCTGTATGCGAAAGACGTTTTTTCCAAGCTGTCCAAGCTGGTTTTGAGCAAAACGAGCGGGACGCCGGAGCAGACCGGCGGAACCACGCCGCCCGCATTGGAGGAACCGGCGGACGCGGCGGAGGCCACCGCAGCAGAATAAAAAAGGAACCCCGGCGCCGCCCTGGCGTCGGGGTTCTTCTGCGGGTCACCTGCTGGCAGGCATGGCCCGCATGACTGTTTTTCTGCTGTATTCATCGGTGAGGACTAACACCACACCGCGCCGCCCGTCAGCCAGCGGGACCGTGACAGCCTCCAGCGTAACCGCCGGGGAAACTTTCGCTTGCTTTTCCATTCTCATTTCCTCCCGTTGAATAGTTTACGGAACAGCCGTCGGAGCGGGACAAAAACCGCCACAAACACGGCCAGCAGGATCAAGTATTTCATGGTAAACCCTCCCTATTGACATTTTGATGGATTTCTTTTATATTTGGGGTGCGGAGGTTCGGGCCTCCGCACCCCTGGCCTTTACCAGTTCAGCAGTTTTTGAACCGCCAGAACGATAAGGCCGGAGATTGTGCCTGCCAGAATGTCAGCTGCTAACTGTTTTCTGGCCTGCGCCGTCGGTCTACGCCGACGGCGTTTTTTCTTTGCCATATCAACCACCCCCTTTCTGATTATTATTATATACTTGCGTAAGACAAAAAGCAAGACGGAATACTGCACAAATATACTTGCGTGAGTTTGTATATATTATATACTTGCGTAAGTTGAAATAATCTGATACAATACAGAAAAAGGAGGCGATCCCATGGAAAAGAAAACAGGGACGGCGGCGACCAAGGCAAAGAACAAGTATAACGCCGCGAATTATGAGCGTCTTTACCCGTTTGTGAAGAAAGGGAAAAAAGAGAGATACCAGAAAGCGGCGGAAGCTGCTGGGTTCAGCCTTAACGAGTTCATGGAAAAGGCTATGGACAGCCTGGCGGCGGAGATCCTGGGAGAATAAAAAGCATAAGCCCCCGACGCACACAGCGCCGGGGGCGTTTCGGCGTTTGCCCTCCAGAGTGTTCAATATTTTTCGGTGCTGATTATTAACACGGGTTCGTGGAAACCTATGTGTTAATATCAAGAAAACTGCTGAACATTACCACGCGCCTGGAGGGCTGCCCATGAAAGCGTATGATTTCCACGGGAAAAGAAATATATGCGGTGACCGGATCCGGGAGGCCCGCCTGCGGGCGCGGCTGTCACAGTCTGATCTCTGCCGGCGTCTGCAACTGGCTGGTGTCATTGTGGAGCGGGACGTGATAAGCAGGATCGAAAACGGCGGCAGGTTTGTGGCTGACTTTGAGGTGGTGGTGATCGCGGACGTTCTGGAGGTTTCCGTGGACTGGCTGCTGGGCAAAGAATAGGACGGCGTGGAGTGCTGTATGCACCGCGCCGTCCATATTTTTTTGAAAGTGAGGGCACGGGCATGAAAGGATATAAGCACCTGACGGAGTTTGACCGGAACAAGATCGCCAGAATGAGAAAAGAGGGCGCCACCATGCGCGAGATCGGCGCGGCCCTGCACGTCAGCGCCGCCACCGTCTGCCGCGAGATCAAACGCGGGACATACACCTACATGAACGCGGATTATATCGAAGTGACCGAGTACATACCGGAGCGGTCACAAGCCCGCTACCGGGCCAACATGGCGGCCAAGGGCGGCCCCCTGAAAATTGGAAGTGATCGCCGGTACGCCGAAACCCTGGAGGCGCTGATTGCTGACGACAATTACAGCCCGGAGGCAGCCCTGCATGAGATTGAGAACCACCCGGAAAAGTACGGCAGCTTTGAAACGCGGATCTGCCGCCAAACCCTTTATGCCTATATTGACAAGGGAGTTTTTCTCCGCCTGACCAATAAGGCGCTGCCGTTCAAGGGTTCCCGGCGGAAGAAGAAAACCAAGCACGTCCAGCGGGCGAAACAGCAGCCCAAGGGTGAGAGCATAGAAAAGCGCCCGCCGGAGATCGACGGGCGCCAGGAGTTCGGCCACTGGGAAATGGATCTGGTGGTTTCCTGCAGGGGCGGGCATAAGTGCCTCCTGGTGCTGACCGAGCGCGTCACCCGCATGGAGGTGATCCGCCTGATCCGCGATAAATCCGCGGCCAGCGTCGTCCGTGCGCTGGACACCATGGAACGGAAATGGGGCACCCGATTCCCGCAGGTATTCCAATCTATTACCATGGACAACGGAAGCGAGTTTGCGGACTATATCGGGATCGAACGGTCCGTATATAAACGCTGTGAGAGCAAGCGCACCCGGACATATTACTGTCACCCATACTGCAGTAGTGAGCGAGGAAGCAACGAAAAACAAAACCAGATGATCCGGCGGAAGTTCCCCAAGGGAACAAACTTTGATAAGGTCACCCAAAAAGACGTGGAGGCGGTGGAAAGCTGGCTGAACAGATACCCCCGCCAACTGCTGGGCTGGGCCTCTGCCGGGCAGCTGTTTGAGGGCTATTTGCAGACCGTCTAAAAATATTTTTTCGTTTTGTTACACTTTCCTATTGACATTTGCCGCTGAAAATGCTATCAATAAGAGTAACAAAGGGAAATCCCTTGTTACTCTTATTTTTTTGTCGCAATCGGAGGCGAAAAAGCCATGAGTGAAAAATACATTAGCCCCGCCGAACGGGAGTATATCGCCAAGGCGTGGCGCAATTACGCGAGTGTGGCGGAGATCGCCACGCACCTGGGAAAATCCAGAAAAACGATCTACGCAGAATTACGGAGAGGCCAGGACGGTGAAAAGCTGGACCGGAACCAGCGCCCTGTCTATGACCCGGAACTGGCGCAGCGCCGTTTCCAGGCTAACCTCCGACGCAGAGGCAAGCCACAGCAGGCGGGCACCTGATACGGACGCGAGAGGTGAACGCCATGGACGACAGAAGCACAGCCATTTCCGCGGCGGAGGTGGCGGACGACGGGGCGGAGATCGCGGCGGCGGTCAAAGTGGCCAAGGCTTTCCGGGACAAGCTGGAGGCCGCCGGGATCTCCTACCACAAATTGCTGGCGCTGGAGGAAGCGCGGCGCGACATGAACGACCTGGCCCACCATATCCTGCTGGGCTGGGAGAATGGGGAGGGCTTTCCACATGAATGAAAACACCATGCTGGTGCCACAGATGGGCATAAACACGGAGCAGGCCACGGCGAACTGTGAGGAACTGGCCAAGGCGATCCGCGAGATTACGGCGGGCGTTCTGACCACGGTAAACAGTTTCTGCAGATGGATCCAGCGGGTGGCGGCGGAGGTGGCAGCGCAGCAGGAAATGGAAATGGCGCTGCGCTGGGCGTCGGTTGACAACCGCCCGCTTTATAACCGCTACCGCCACACCAAAAAGAAGCGGATCCGCAAGAAGTACGCCAAGCGGATCCTGGAGTGGTACAGAACGGAGGTGGCCCCGTGTTGAGGCTGAAAGCCAACAAAACCAGCCTTTACAATCTGGTGGCGACATACAAGCCCCTACCGGGTATGCGCCGCGTGGATTTCCAGAAAGCGAATGGCCGCCCGGACTACTGGCTGGAATGGACGACGGACGACGGCCACACGAAAGCGTTTCTTTCCTCCTCCCTGGGGCACCCGATCCTGACGATCACGACGCACGACGCGGCGGGCGGGCAGCTGTACCATGAGGCGCACCGCCTTTCCGTTGAGGGCCTGCGGGAGCGCGGCATGGTGGAGGAAGTCACCACCGCCATGGAGAGGAGGCGGCAGGCACATGGCAGAGCGTAACGACATGACCGCGGCCCTGGTGACGGCCTACACCTCCCCGCAGCTGGCCGCAATCAACGAATACCTGGAGGCGGAAAAGGCCGTCAGGGCTGCGGCTGAAATATTAGGGCTTGACGCGGATCTGATGATTGCGGAGGCGGAGGGGCTGGCATGGGCTACGACATTTTCAAACGTGGAGGCCCTTTATTTCGTGGCAGATCAAGCCGCCAGCGGAAAGCGGGAGGTGAACGGCCATGCCTGACCATATCCCCCTCCCCGCCAAACAGTACAGCGTGATCTATGCGGATCCGCCGTGGGCATATTCCCAGGGAGGGAACACGAAAAGTTCCCACGGGATTGCAAAACAGCATTACCCAACCATGACCACCGCGGAAATATGCGCCCTGCCGGTCCGCGAAATCGTCCGAGAGGGGGCAGCCTGCTTTATGTGGGCAACGTTCCCCAATATCACGGAGGCCATAAAGGTCATGGAGGCGTGGGGCTTTACATACAAAACCGCGGCTTTCGTGTGGGTCAAAAAGAACCGCAAGCAGGGCGGCAATTTCATGGGGCTGGGTGCCTACACCCGCGCAAACGCGGAGGTTTGCCTGCTGGGCGTCACGCCGGGCTTTAAGGCCAAGACGCAGATCCGCGCCCACAATGTCCACCAGATTATAGAAGCCCCGTTCGAGGGGCACAGCAAGAAGCCGGACGAAACCCGCCAGCGGATCGTGGAACTGCTGGGCGACGTGCCCAGGCTGGAAATGTTCGCCCGCCAGAGGGCTGACGGCTGGGACGCCTGGGGCAACGAAGCCCCGGAAGCATAGGAGGAACAGCAAATGTCTGATTTTTTAGAAAGAAACGGCCAGCGGGACATGACCACCCTTTTCAAAAATCTGTTTCTGGCCAGCGTCCACCGCAACGGCGCGGAGGAACTGCTGGAGCGGCTGGAGAATGAAACGGACTTTTTCGAGGCACCGGCGGGAGCCAAGCACCACGGCGCTTTCCCCGGCGGCCTGGTTATTCACAGCCTGAACGTTTATTACCGCCTGCGGGAGATCACGATCCGCGACCTGACGAAAGAGGGCGCGCCGGGGCCTGCCACCCTCTCCGAGCAGGAGGAGGAAACCGTGGCGATCCTGGGGCTGCTACATGACGTGTGCAAGGCTGGCGTGTACCACGCCGAAACCAAGCGCCGCAGGAACCCGGAAACGGGCGTGTGGGAGGATTACCTGGGCTATACGTTCCGGGATCCCCTCCCGCTGGGGCACGGAGAAAAGAGCCTGTACCAGATCGCCCGCTTTATCCGTCTGGAGGATCACGAAGCCCTGGCAATCCGCTGGCACATGGGAGCCTATGACACGGCGGCCCGCACAGACCTGCGGGACCTGTCCGCGGCCATGGACGCAACGCCATGGGTGTGGCGGCTGCATGAGGCTGATATGTGCGCAACCCATATTGACGAAAGGGGCACGGACGAATGACAAAGCTGTTATGTAAGCCCTGCGCCGTCGATCTGGCGGCCAGGGGTAAGACTGTAAAACCCGTCGCGCAGAGGTGTGAGAAAATCACCTGTTCGGAGTGCGGACGCCGCCGGTTCGGTATCACCTATGAGGTGACCGGGCGGGCCACCAGAAAAAAGGAGGTAACGAAGAAATGAGCCAGAAAGGCGAAAAATACGCCCGCCGCATGGAGCGGCGCGTGGACAAGCTGGAGCAGGACGTGGCGGCCATCACCACCGAGCAGACCACCCAGGGGGTGCGGATCTCTGCCGTGGAGGACGATCTGGCCGTTTACCGGGCGGCGGTGTCCGCCCGTGAGTTGAAACAGGCCGCGGCGGAGATCAAGGCGGCCAAGGAGCGCAGAACCGCCCGCGCGGCGGAGCGGGAGCGCAAAGCCCGCCGACGCAATAAGGTTCTGGCCTTTATCGCCCTGGCGCTGTTCGTTGCCGTCTGCGTGGTCATGGTGGCCAAGGCGTACAGCGAGGAACCGGCGGCGGAACCTGCCGCACCGGAAGCGTCGGCGGCCCCGGCGGCAATCCTGCCCGCGGAACTGCTGTTCACCGCGGCAGAGGAAGAATACATGGAGGACCCGCAGGAAACGGAAAAGATCGAGGAGGCGCTGCTGGCGCAGGGTTATTTCTCCCTGGCGGTTCCTATGCCCTACGAATGGCAGGACTACATGAGGACGTACTGCGAGGAATACGGCTGCCCCTATCCTCTGGCCCTGGCGGTGGCACAGACGGAAAGCAATTTCGACATGGACGCCGTGGGCGCTTCTGGTGAGGTGGGGATCATGCAGTTAAACCCAGGCCCCGGCGGTTCCTACCATGCGGAGATCCAGGCGGCCACGGGGCTGGATCCCACCACCGCCTCCGGGAATATCGCGGGCGGCTGCTACAAGCTGGGCCTGTATCTGGCTAAGTATGGCAGCGCCGAAAAGGCCGCCATGGCCTACAACATGGGCGAGGGCGGCGCGAGAAGCGCATGGGACAGCGGGATCACCTCCACCGACTACTCCAAGGCAGTCAAGGAGGCCATGGAAACATGGGAATGTACGGTGAACGCCTGGGGCGGGGTGTAACCCGCGAGGCCGCCCGCAAGTATGAAACGTCTGTGACGGAGCGGGCACGGCGGGAACGCTGGCAGGCCAGCGGCTGCGCCAGAGTGGTAAGCCGGAAATATGGCACCGTCGTGGTGCCGCACGGTTCCAATTTTGCCGCCCTGCTGAACGCGGCGGAGGTTTGGGGCTGTGACTGGACAGAAATACGGGACGCAGAGGTGTGGAGGGCCGACAAGGAGGAAAGGCCGGTGCCTATGCCGCACCTTATATAAAAGGAGGGTTTCAAATGCTGATTAACGAGGGCGGGCTGATCCGCGCCATCAAAAGAGCCTACAAAGCGGGCGGGTACACCGTCCTGAACACCGGCAACGACGTGGCCATTTACACGGATCACTGGTTTGCCATGGCCAACCGCGCCCTGCTGCCGCGCAAGGTGCTGGCCACCATCGTGGAACACATGGGCATGATCCCGGAGCGAGATATGCCCACGTCGATCATTAAGGACACGGAGCCGCAGCTGGTTTTGAGAGAAACGGCGGCGGACGATATGGACCACTGGCGCGGCGGTGACCGCGGCGAGGAGGTCACCATGGTGCCGGTGATTATGCAGGGGTTCCAGATTTACCAGCCGCCCGGCGGCGGTGCCTGCTGGGGCGTTCCCCTGTACCTGGTGGACATGATCGAGAGGGATCCGGCGGAGCATATCGGCGCGGACGTGATCGACAAGGATCGCCTGCTGTGGGAGGCAGACGGCGAGGCCGTGGTGATTAACGCAGTACGGAAAGCCTGTTCCGGCTGGGCAAAGGAATGGGAGCGGGCCGTGTGGAACGCCCTGGAGGGTGTGGACCTCCACAAAGAGGAGGCCGGGCGGTGAATAACTTTGAAAGGATCACGGCCTCCCCGGAGGCCCTGGGGGACTTCCTGGGCGCCCTCCCTATCCTGTCCGGCCCGTGGGACGACGATTTCCACCGGGTATTTTGTGACAGCTGCGACGCGGAGAACTGCGACGCTGAAAACTGCGCCCACCAAGCTGAAAGGAATAGCCCTACCTGGTGGCTGAAACGGGCATACACCGGCAGCGGCCCGGTTAAGACCGACAGCACGAACCCATATAAGCGGCAGGCCGCAGACCTCCGCCTGGAGGCCATGCACCAGCGGGACCGTTTTGGCCGGAACCTCCTGGCCACGGAACTGGAGGAAGCGGCGGCCACCATTGAGGCCCTGGCGGCGAAATTGGAGGAGAAAGAATGAAGTGGGATCAGAATAACCCGGAAAAGGTCAAAGACTTTATTGCAAAGATGAAACAGGATTACGCTTTCAAAAAGGCGTATGCAGCCCGCAGGGCGTGGGAGTTCTACAACCACCCTGACGTGGCGGGAATGTGCTATGTAGCCGTCGGCGGGCTGGATAGTATTACGCTGTTTCTTTTCCTCCGGTCAATCGGGATCGATGTGCCGGGCACATCGGTTTCAATGCTGGAGGATCGCAGCATACAAAAAGTTCACAAGGCGCTGGGGATCCGTGCCCTGCGCCCTGCGAACGGGCCAAAGGATCGCCCGTACACAAAAATTGAGGTTATCAAAGAACACGGGTTCCCTGTTCTTTCAAAAGAAATTGCCGGGAAAATCAGCCTACTGCAGCACCCGTCAGAGAAAAACGCGACTGTGCGCCACGCAATTATGACAGGCGAAACGGGCGCATACGGCGGGTATAGGAAAAACACCAGAATGAAAATGAGCCAAAAGTGGCTGGAGAAGTTCGGCGGGCCGGAAAATGAAAAATACGGGACGAACTACCACACGGCCCCGTTCAAGGTTTCAGACCTGTGCTGTTATTACCTGAAAGAAAAGCCGTGCAACGATTACGCCAGGAGCAGCCGGCGGTTTCCGTATATGGGGCTTATGGCCTCCGAGGGAGGCCGCAGACAAAAGGCGCTTATGCTGAACGGCTGCAATTACATTAGCAAAGATACCAAGAGATCCGCACCCTTTGCGATTTTCACACGGCAGGACATTTTGACCCTGGCGCTGGAAATGGAGGAATATTACCAAGAGCATTGGCAGGAGTTTAAGCCGATCACCGGAGAAAATGAGGACGGAAGCCTGTTATATGGTGATCCTATCCACCTGGAAACAATCGTGCCAGAAATCTATGGCGAAATCGTCCGCGACCCGTTGGAAATGACGGAGCAGGAAATTGACGCCTACAAGGAGGAGCATAACGGAGCGGAACCGGAGGGACAACTGCGGACCACCAAAGCGCAGAGAACAGGCTGTTCAATGTGCGGGTTTGGGGTTCATATCGAGAGTAGGCCGCACAGATTTGACCGCCTGCGCTATACCAGCCCTGGAGAGTGGGAAATGTGGATGAAGCATATTTGCCAAGACGAAAATGGCGAATGGTACGGCTGGGGGCGTGTTCTTGATTATATCGGCGTGGGCTGGGAAGATGATCTTTTCGACACCGTCGCGCCAAAACTGTTGTGCGAGGACTGCGTGGCCAGACTGGGGAAAGACTTCACTATGAAGCAGCCGGCGGAAGCCTGCAACGAAAAACCGGGAAAAGGAACTTGCTGGAGTTGCGGAAGAAAACGCCGCGTGTCGAAATATTACGCCACCGAGGGGGAACCGGCAAAATGAAAGTTTACGCAGATCACGCAGCTACCACACCCATGAGGCCGGAAGCCAAAAAGGCCATGATCGAGGCACTGGAGGATTTCGGAAACCCGTCAAGCATACACGCATTGGGGCGCCTGGCGTCTGCGAAAATGGAAAGCGCACGGAAAGAGATTGCAGAATTGTTGAATTGTCGCCCGGCGGAAGTGTATTTCACCTCTGGAGGCAGCGAGGCAGACAACTGGGCCATTCGTGCAGCGAGGTACGGCGCCGGCGACGTGGTGGCCTCTGCCTTTGAACATCATGCCGTCCTGCATACGCTGGAGGCCATGGAGAGAAGCGGAACACGCCGCGCTGTTCTGGTAGCACCAGGGACAAATGGGATCGTAGATCCCGCAGAGATTGGGCGGCGTGTAAGTAGCACCACGAACATGGTCACGGTTATGGCCGCAAATAATGAGGTTGGAACGCTGCAACCCATTCGGGAAATATCTAAGGAAATCCGAAAACATGGAAGCAAGCTAACCGTGTTCCACACAGACGCGGTGCAGGCCATTGGCCATATTCCCGTGGACGTTCAAAAAATGGGCGTCGATATGCTTTCCCTTTCCGCGCACAAGTTCGGCGGCCCGAAAGGTATAGGCGTCCTGTATTGCCGCCAGGGGGTGCAGCTGGATCCGCTCCTATACGGCGGCGGGCAAGAACGGGGGCGCCGTCCTGGAACGGAGAATGTCCCCGCTATTGCTGGCATGGCGGCGGCTATGCGTACAGCTTGCGAGAATATGGAGGACAGCGCGAACACCGTCAGGGGCTTGCGTAATCGCCTGCTGCAGCGCATTGGGGAAATCCAAGGAAGCCGCATATATGGGAGCATGGAAGCCCGCTTGCCTGGGAATATCAACTGTTCCTTTGCGGGCATTGAGGGTGAAACAATGGTCCTTATGCTGGACCTGGCTGGGGTTTGCGTTTCTGCAGGTTCTGCCTGCACGTCTGGCAGCGGAGAACCGAGCCATGTATTGACCGCCATGGGACTATCACGGCGGGACGCATACGGAGCGATCCGCATTACATTGGGAGAAGAAAATACAGCGCAAGAGGTGGACTACATAGCGGCCACCATTGAAAACATAGTGGCGGATCTCCGAAAGGAGGCACCCGCCAATGGCTGAAATAATCCTGACAGGCGACGCGCTGGAGCAACTGCGGCATTTACCGCCCGAAAGCGTCCATACCTGCGTCACCTCCCCGCCCTACTATAATTTGCGAGATTATGGCGCGGCGGGTCAAATCGGAAACGAGGCCAGCGTGGAGGAATACCTGCAATCGCTGGTTTCCGTTTTCCGTGAGGTCCGGCGGGTTCTGCGGGCAGACGGAACCCTGTGGGTGAACATGGGCGACAGTTACGCCACCAGATCAGGAAGCCAGCCGCCGACGAACACCCGTAATTCATGCGGCCACACGGCAAAGCATACGCCGCGGGGCTACAAATACAAAGACCTGATCGGCGTTCCCTGGCAGCTGGCTTTTGCCCTCCGGGCAGACGGGTGGTATTTGCGCCAGGATATTATATGGAACAAATCCAACTGTATGCCGGAGAGCGTCCGGGACCGCTGCACCAAAAGCCACGAATATATTTTCCTGCTTTCAAAATCGGAACGCTATTATTTCGACGCGGCGGCAATCAGCGAACCCGTTACATCAACCAAGGGAAACGCCAGGACGTTCCGCGGTGGCGGTGCCTACACCGGCGGGCGGTCACATGACAACAGCGCCCAGGTGGAGCGCGAGAGCCACGGGAACCGAGAAAACCAGACAGGCCGCCGGAACAAGCGGGACGTGTGGACCGTAAGCACAAACGGCTTTCGCGGCGCCCATTTTGCCGTGTTTCCTGAAAAGCTGATTGAACCCTGTATTTTAGCAGGCAGCCCATTGGGCGGCACGGTCCTGGATCCGTTCGCCGGGAGCGGCACCACCGGAGTGGTGGCCAAACGCCTGTGGCGCGATTTCATAGGCTGCGAGATCAACCCCGACTATGCACAAATGGCAACCGAAAGAATATTCGACACGCCGCAAGGAGGACAATGTGGAAATAACTGTAAAAATGACGGTTGAGGAGTTCCAACAGTTTGTTGCCTGGCAGAAAGAACAGGACTACTACGAAAAGGAACTGGACAAGGAACTGAACAAGCGGGAAATACTGGCAAAGAAAACGTGCTGGGCCATCGACGCAGATCCGAAGAAGCCCGGCAAGGTCAAGATCATCGACCAAGAACACGCGGCGGAATTGCTGGAAATGGCCAAGGATTACCTGGCATAAAAAGAAAAGCCACCTGCGCCCGGTGCTGTCAACACGGCGCAGGTGGCAATATAGACGACGGAAAACCGTCCGATATACCTATATTATATCAGGTTCCCGGACGGAATACAAGCCGGAAAAAGCGACGGGGCCACGGCCCCGTATAGCGCCGGTAAGAGTGATTAGTAAAGTGACCAGCAGCAGAAAAGGAGGCACCCATGGCCTACGTTCATAGGGTGGTGAAAGCTGGTCCGTGTGTCGAACACAAGAAAATGCAATCTTTCCGGGTTCACACCAAAGGAGTGAAGCGCGGCCCAAATACCGGACACACCACCGAGAAGCAGGAGCGGATCAACGAGCGGGTGGCAGAGGAACACCTGCGCTGGGATATAAACGCCAATTTCGGCCATAGGGATCTACACGCCGTTCTACACTACTACGTCAAGGACAGTTCTTTCGAGGAGATCCTGGAGAACAAGGCCGCCTTTCTGCGGAACCTGCGGAAACTCTGCAAAAAGCGCGGGATCACGTTCAAGGCCGTGGTGGTCATAGAAACCAAGCGCATGACCAACCCGCACATTCACGTTATCATTTCCCGCATGGATCCGGAGATCATCACGGAGGCGTGGGAGAATGTCCCAAGAGGCGGCGGAGGTATCAGCTTCAAGCCTATGGACAGGCGCGGCAACCACTACAAGCTGGCCGCCTACCTGATGAAAGAAAGCCGTTCCACCATGGAGAGGTACAGAGAGATCGGCAAGCGCGGGAAACGGTACAGCAAAACGCAGAACATGGACAAGCCGGAAATCACATACACCGCCGTGCCTGCGTCCAGCTGGAGAAAGGACCCGAAAGCGAGAAAGGGCGCCGTGCTGTATAAGTTCGACGACGGATCCACCTGCCGGAGCGGGTGGCATGAGATCAGCGGTTACCCATACCAGGAGTATTTCGAGATTTTCAACGAATAGGAGGGTTTTCTGTGAAAATCTACATATCAGGCAAGATCACCGGGGACAGGCGTTATAAAGCCAAGTTCCGAGAGGTGGAAAAGAAGCTGGCGGCGGCGGGCCATATCGTACTGAACCCCGCCACGGCGCCGGAGGGGCTGCGACCCGTGGATTATATGCGCCTGTGTTTCGCCATGATGGAGGCGGCGGACGTGGTTCTGTTCATGCAGGACTACCAGGACAGCCGCGGCGCCATGCTGGAATGGGCGTGGTGCCAGTACGTTGGGAAACAGACCTGTTTCGACCTGGCGGCGTTTGGAGGTGCGGACGCATGAGTATTATTTGCATAGCCAAAGGAACGGCCACCATAGGCATGACAACGCGGGGCGCAGATGGGAAAATCATAAGCCAGACACCGGCACGGTGGGAGCATGACCCGGACGGCGGGTGTGTTGCCCTCTGGACTATGAACCCGGAAACCGAGGAACAGGAAGCCCCGGCGCGTATCTATGGCGACTGGCAGGCGTCGGAATACCTGGGCGACGTTCTGGCGGAACTGAAACCGCGCCGCAAGGTGAACCTGCCGGATTTCCCGGCAATCGTCCGTGCGGCCATGGCCGACGGCATGGACATTTGCGTGTACTGCCAGAGTTTTGGCTGTAACGAGTGCATAGTGAACGAGTGGAAAAGCGAAAGGAGCGACGAAGAATGAACAAGACGAAAATTGACTGGGCCACAATGTCCTGGAACCCCGTAACCGGCTGCCGCCATGGCTGCCCGTACTGTTACGCCAGGCGAACGGCCACACGCTTCAACGCAGGGCTGGAGGATCCGACCCCGCTGGCCTGCGGCCTCCATGTGCTGCCGGAGAAGATCAAGGCGACGCCATACCCGTATGGTTTCGAGCCTACCCTGCACCGCTACCGCCTGGGCCAGCCGCAGAACACAAAGGAACCGCAGACCGTGTTTGTTTGCAGCATGGCGGATCTGTTTGGGCGCTGGGTGCCCACCTCCTGGATCGTGGAGGTGCTGGACGCCTGCCGCAAGGCACCCCAGCACCGCTATTTGTTCCTGACGAAGAACCCGGCCCGGTATCTGGAGTTGGACCACCTGGCCCTCCTGCCCCACGAAAGCAATTTCTGGTATGGCAGCACCGTGGCGAACATGGACGCGGTGGGAATGTACGTCATGCAGGGTGTGAACATCAACAGCTTTTGGAGCATGGAGCCGCTGCTGGGGCCGGTGGACATGGCCGCGGCGGAGGGTTTACCGGAGTGGGTGATCCTGGGCGCCGAAACCGGCAACCGACAGGACAAGGTGACGCCCGCCCGCGAGTGGGTGGACAACATCGTGGCATTTTGCGAGGAGAACGAGATCCCTGTGTTCTTCAAGGACAATCTGCGGAAGTATTTCCCGGATCTCCCTGCCTCTGCTTTCCCCTGGGAGGTGTGAGCCGTGGAAAACACCGAGAAAGTGGAGATCGGTTACACCGTGCCGAAAGAACGCTGGCAGGAAGCAGCCAAGAACCTGGAGGAACTGGGGAACGTGCTGGCCGCTGGATTTCTGAAACAGAACAAGGACGGGCGCGGGAAAGAGGACGCGGACGACATTATGGCGGACATCATGCTGGCCTGCATGGCGCTTTACCATGTGGCGGAGTTCGCAACGGACAAATGCCGGATCATTCCGCTGCCCGGCAAGAACGGAGGTTAATATGCTGGCTGTGCTTATGAGCATGAAACCGGAGTGGTGGGAGAAGATCCTGGACGGCGAAAAAACGTTGGAAATCCGAAAGACACACCCGCAAAATGAAAGGCTTGAATGGCCCGTGACCGTCCTGGTGTACGTCAGCGGCACCGGAGCGGTGCAAGGTCAATTCCTTTGCCCTGGGGAAGTATCATACCGAACCATGCAAGACCTGGAAGAAATGTCATGCGTTCCGCGTGAGGATCTGCTGAAATACGCAAAAGGCAGGCGGCTTTCCGGCTGGATCGTCCAGTCACCGGAGAAGTTCGACGCGCCCAGCCCTCTGGCGGAGTTCGGCCTGGACCGTCCGCCCATGTCGTGGCAGTACGTTGAGATCCCGGACGAAATGGAGGCAGAACATGAGTAACAGCCAGGACGTGGCCAACGCCGTGGGAGCTATTGCAGAAATGGCGTGGATTTTCTACACGGCCATAAGAAACGCAGGCGCTGACGTGCCGGAGGCCGCCATGCTGACGCGGGAATATCTGATCGCAAGCATACACGGGAAAAGCAACGCCGCGCAAGAGGGCGAATAAATGGCCATAAACGTTTCCGACCTGCCGCCGAAGTACCAGGCGCAGGCCATGAAAAAGTACATGGAGCAGCAGAAACAGCGGCGGGGGGCCGCACCCCCCCCCCCCCCCCCCCCGGGCCCCGGCCAACGGCCGGAAAAACACCAACCCCCCCCCCCCC